TTGTCAGTGATGACAACGGGGCGGGCGTGAGCCCACCTGGAGGGGCAGTAGCAGAAAATGCCGCTGCTGTCCCCGGCGAGCGTTCAGGCGCTTTCCGGAATGGGTTGGCCAGTAAATCTCCTGGCCGTAATCCCCGGCGTCGCAAGACGACTGGTGCTCGTGTTGCGAAGGGACCTAGCGCTCAGAGCGCTGAACCCACCCCGTCTCCGACCAAGGAGTTTGTTGACTGCGATGCAGTCTTCGCCAAGGTCGAGATAGCCTACCCTGGCCTGCTGGATAATCCAGCAACCTCGCACCGCCAAGCCATTGTAGCTGCAATGCGCGTTATTGGCACCGAGGCAAAGGTCAAGGAGGTTGCCCTCCCCGCCGAGCCCGCAGGTGACCGCCGTGATGGTGATGTCACACCTGCAGAGGTCGAGGCAGAGGAGAAGGACGAGGGTGTGGGCCCGGAGCCCCCCGCATACACACCACCTGATGAACCAGGTGTGCGTGAGTGGGCTTTTGACTGGCGTTACCTGGTGGAGGTGATTGCCGTCTCCGGTCTCATGTTCTTCTTGTGGTCCCAATTGCCACCCGTGCTGCACAGCCTGAACTACTGGTACAATACACGTGCCTGGGAGCTCAGTGATTTGTTTGATGGCAACCTTGCATTCTTTGGAGTGCAGAATCAGCTATCATTCGATCTCAACAACGCAATCTCTCTAGTGGAATCAACCACTGGGGGGTATGCTATGTTGTTGGTGTGGTTCGGTTTGGTGATGTATCTTCGTCCGATCCGTTTCAAGCGGATTGGCTTCCCAGACATTGGTGCTGAGGTCACTCGTATCGCCGCGGTTCACGCGATTGATCTCGAACTTTTGTCGCATCTCATGTTGAAAACCATGCTCTCTTCGAAAACGAAGTTCCACGCAGACAATGTCCGCTATGCGGCCGTTCAGTGGCTCCGTCTTAATCGTAAGGGGTGGAGTGAGATGCAGATACTGGAGCAGGTTACCCGTTCTGTCGGGGTTTGCATGGAGTTAACACCATGCGAATCAGCGCTGTTCCAGTACTGGGAGGTCGAATCTGTCCTGAACTCAATGCGCTTTGTTACGCGTTGGGTAAAGGAGGGGTTACTTCCGGCTGGGGGCCGGATGGACCTCGCTTGACGGTGCCCTGTGCGTGTGCCTGCGCTCTGCGCCGGAGACAAGGAGATAAAACCCCTTGATCCCGGCTGCGGCATAGATGAGCGCCCACAGCCCAGGGAAGACGAACATACACGCAGATGGGTCAGAATAGCACGGTTGGTGTTCCGTGACTCCTGGCTGCCATTTGCCCACCATGATTGCTCTTGCAATCAGGTGATCGCTCTCAGGAACCGTGTCCTGGGTGCGGTACCGGCCCCGACAAAGGCCGGATTGGAAAAGCTTCGCAAGCAAGCACGGATGATATCGAGGCTGCTGCCGCGTGTGTCCCCCCAAGAATGGTACGAAATGCCGAATTTATATAGTGGTGGTAAGAAAGCCAACTATATTCAAGCGACAGATCGAGTTCTTCGGGATGGGTTGACCAAACTAAGCGCCCGTATCAAAATATTTGTGAAGTTCGAGAAATTAAATCCCAC